TGGCAAAGCAGGTGATGCGGCATCGGCCGCAGGTAAAGTAGCAGGTGATGCGGCATCGGCCGCAGGTAAAGTAGCAGGTGATGCTGCCAAGGGGTTGGCCAAAGGTGCTGGCCAAGCGGCAAGTGCTATTGGAAAATCAAACGTTGCGGCACCACTTGTGGCAACTGGTGCAACTATTGGTGCGGCAAAATATATGCAAAACGATTTGAAAGATAGCATTTCAGATAATATTGGAGCAGTTGGCGATAAGCTCGACACTTTACAAAATACGATTGCTACAGCAAACGATAGCATTGCTAACAAGGTCAACCAAGCAGTTGGTGCAGTTACAGGCAAAGTTGACGATGTTGCTAATCAAGTTACAGGCGGCACCGGCGGCTTAGACAGTGCAATGGATAAAGCAACCGATCTAGCCAAGTCAGGCATTGAGGCAGTAACACAAAGCGATGCGGCTAAGAAACTACAAGATGCTCTACCATCATTTGAAGGTAGCACAATCAGCCAAATTGCAAAAATTGCGGCTCAAAACTGGTTGCCACTAGGACTAGTACTTTTAACAATTATCGGCGGTCTTCGTGTTATTAAATGGTTCTTTGGACTACTATTTGATGACATTGATCCACAACCAACAGGTACATCACTACAAGAAAGCGGAGATGCTAAAGTACCAGTAACAGAATTTATTCTTTCTTACTTTGATAGAGAAACTGGATCATTCCCTAAAGGTGAAACAGCAGTTCTAACAATGGTAGAAAAAGACTACGGTGACAAATACGTTCCTGTAGCAGAAAAGTTCATCGAAGCAGTACAACACAAGTTTGTTGAGATGAATCAGAGCTCAAACGAGCTCAATAGAATTCGCGAATTGGCGAATCTTTAATAAAAAGGCAAAAAAAAGTCAAAAAAACACTTGACTTTTGATCTTAAGAGTGTATAGTATACAGTATGTGCTATACACTTTAAAGGCACATAGACATAGGCAATAATTTAAGGAGGCATAACTATGGCATCATTAGCAGAAATCAGAGCAAAGCTCAAAGAACAAGAAAACCGTTCATCAGGTAATTCTTCAGGCGGCGGCGACAACGCAATTTACCCATTTTGGAACATGAAAGAAGGTGAAACTTCTACTATGCGTTTCTTGCCAGACGGCAACGCAGATAATACGTTCTTTTGGGTAGAACGTTTGATGATTAAACTTCCTTTCGCAGGTGTGAAAGGTGAAACTGGTAGCAAGCCAGTACAAGTACAAATTCCGTGTATGGAAATGTACGGCGAGACATGTAACATTCTTAATGAAGTACGTGGCTGGTTTAAAGATCCAAGTCTAGAAGATATGGGTCGTAAGTATTGGAAGAAACGTTCTTATATCTTCCAAGGTTTTGTAACGGATAATCCACTAGCCGATGACGAAGCACCAGAAAATCCAATTCGACGCTTTATTATTGGTCCACAAATCTTCCAAATTATTAAAGCGGCTCTAATGGATCCGGACATGGAAGAATTGCCAACAGATTATACTGCTGGTGTTGATTTCCGTCTTAACAAAACTTCAAAAGGCGGCTATGCAGACTACGGCACATCAAATTGGGCACGTAGAGAGCGTCCACTCAGTGATGCTGAAATGCAAGCAATCAACACACATGGGTTGTTTAATCTAAACGACTTCCTTCCTAAAAAGCCAGGAGAAGTAGAGATCAAAGTCATGCAAGAAATGTTTGAAGCATCAGTAGATGGTGAAGCATATGACGAAGAAAAATGGTCACAATACTTCCGTCCAGCAGGCATGGCAGCACGTACAGGTGATCCTAATGTAACTCCTGTAGCTACTACTCCTGCACCGCAGCCGGTAGCTGAAACTGCTGCACCTGTAGTAGAACAAACTACACCAGAGTCAGCACCAGCTGAAGCGGCTCCTGCGAGCGACAGCGGTAATGCTCAAGACATTCTAGCAATGATTAGAGCACGTCAAGGACAGTAAAACAATATGACAGCTATTAACGAAACCGAAG